GAGCGTTGGAGAAACCTAGACCTTATGCAACTAACAGGTGCTGTGGTGGCTCAGTACGAAGCCTGTGACCACAAGAGTAGACCTACAGAGATTTTGGTTGACTCTATCGGACTCGGTGCAGGTGTTGTTGACCGATTAAGAGAACTAAAGTTGCCATGCAGAGGTATCAACGTGTCAGAGAGTCCTGCAATGGGCGGTACTTATCTTAACCTGAGAGCAGAACTATGGCACAAAACCAAGGCTTGGCTTGAGAAACGGGACTGCAAGATACCAAACAATGAGGATTTCATTGCTGAACTGGCGACTGTAAGGTATACCTTTACCTCCAACGGCAAGATTAAGATTGAGTCTAAGGATGATATTCGTAGACGTGGTTTGAAATCTCCTGACATGGCTGACGCTTTTGTGTTGACATTTGCTTCAGATGCCGCTACTGTGTCTTGGGGATCAAATATGTCTTGGGGTAAACCGATTAAAAGGTTGATCCGTGGCCTAGTCTGATTGCCGTTGCCATTTTAGAGCCACCTTAAACAAGTGGCTCTTTTTTTTATTACCACAGTATGGTAGTATTGACAAACCTATATTGGAGATTCCTATGAACATGGATGATGCTGCCAACAAGATTGGCAAAGTAATGGGTGAATACAAGCGTGGCAAGCTCAAATCTTCTTCTGGTCAAAAGGTTAAATCCCGTGACCAAGCCGTAGCTATCGCAATGAGCGAATCTCGTGCTATGCCAAAACGTGGTAGTCGCACTGCAACCAATCAAAGCAAAAAGTAACTTAAGGAAAAATCATGTCTTTTTTAACAAGAGATAACAATGGAAATACTATCGTTAATGTATTTAGGGCTGGCACTAGCCAAGTAATTGCCGCAGGAAATACAACTGCAGCAAGTACCGCCTTTGCCGCAAGTACAACTCATGTTCGAGTAGCTTGCTCTTTAGGCCATTGTTATGTTTCGTTTGGATCTGCTCCAACCGCAACTGTTACTACCAGTATGCTAATTCCTGCTAATACAAGTGAGATATTTGCTGTGGCATCTGGTGACAAGATTGCCCTTATTAAAGACGCAACAGTTACTGCCTCAACAATCAGCGTCACGGAGTTGTTATGAAGCCTGGACTCTATGCCAATATCGCTGCAAAAAAAGAGCGTATTAAAAACGGCTCTAAAGAAACGATGAGAAAGCCTGGTACTAAAGGCGCTCCTACTGCCAAAGACTTTAAGCAAGCAGCTAAGACTGCTAAAAAGAAATGATTAAGCGAGGATCAGAAGAATTCTCTGGTTACAACAAACCAAAGAGGACTCCTGGTCATCCAGAAAAAAGCCATGCAGTATTGGCTAAATCTGGTGATGAAGTAAAGTTAATTCGTTTTGGTCAACAAGGTGTTTCTGGCAGTCCTGATGGATCTAAAAGAAACGAAGCATTTAAAGCCCGTCATGCTCAAAACATTGCCAAAGGCAAAATGAGTGCTGCATATTGGGCAAACAAAGTAAAATGGTAAACATATGAAATGCCCTATTGCCACTTATGACATTAAAGCCAATCTAAAAGCCCGTGATTGGGCATTTAAGAACGTAGGCTATGGTCCTGCTAATCCAGATGAAGACAATGTAGACTTCTGGATGAAGAGAGCAGATGAGTGGCAAACAGATGTTGAAGAAGCTCAGACCATGCGTTGTGGTAACTGCGCTGCCTTTATCCAAACTCCAGAGATGGAAGCCTGTATCTTAAAAGGTATTGATGAAGAGACTGATGGCTATGCCAAAGACGTACAGGGTGCGGCTAATCTAGGTTACTGCGAACTCTTTGACTTTAAGTGCGCTGGCGCACGTACCTGTTCAGCATGGCTATCTGGTGGACCCATCACTAAGAAGATGACTAAGAATCAATCCAATATGTTGATGATGGCTAAAACAGAATACAACATGGAAGATGAGGAAGATTAAATGGAAGCCTTATTAGCATCTTTTCTGGAGTCGCTAATGCCAGCGGCAGTTGGTGGCTCAGAAGCTGTGATCGGTGGCGGTGCAGCCCCAATGAGCTTTGGAGATACCCTTGGTGGCTTTGCACAAAACCAAGTTAGCCAACAAATGGCTCCTGCTATGGATGTATATAACACCATGAGCAACCCAAACTCTACAATGGGTGACATGGCTAACTCAGCATTTAAATATTCGTTTAATCCTAAAGAAGATGAAAAAGCTCTTATGGCTCCCCAAATGGGTAACACCTATGGTGGGATGGCTAACAATTATGTTGGTGGCATTCCTTCTCTATTACAGAATACTAATTCTGGAATCCTCCCTTATATCGGTTCTCGATAAGGAAATATATGAATAACGAAAACCCCATGTTGATGGCAGAAACCTTGCAGGGACAGATGCAAGAAGATGAGGTTATGTCAGAGGAGGAGCTTCAAGGCGTTATCTCTGCTGAGATTACCGATGCAATTTCATTTATTGATGACGACATTGGTGGTAATCGTGCGTTAGCTACTGAATACTATTATGGTCAAGCCTTTGGTGATGAAGAAGAAGGCCGTTCACAAGTAGTATCAATGGATGTCCGTGATACTGTTCAAGGTATTCTGCCAAGCCTGATGCGTATTTTCTTTGGTCCAGAGCGTGTGGTTGAGTTCACCCCACAAGGACCAGAGGATGTTAAGAATGCTGAACAAGCTACAGACTATGTAGACTTTATCTTCAAGCGTGATAACCCTGGTTTTAAGATTCTCCACTCTGCCTTTAAAGATGCTCTAGTACGCAAGTGCGGGATTATTAAATACTGGTGGGATGAGTCTGTAGAAGTTAAAGCTGAATCATTCTCTATGCTTGATGAGCAGAGCATGATGATGCTGACAGAGAATCCAGACGTAGAGATTTCTGCGGTGCGTGAGTATCCAGTGCCTGGCACTGAGCCTACAAATCAGGCTGAAGCTATTATGACTCCACCACCTATGATGTACGATGTGGAGATCAAGCGAAGAATCAAATCTGGAAAAGTAAAGATTGAGGCATTGCCACCAGAAGAGTTCCTGATTGACCGCAGAGCTAAGTCTATTGAAGAGGCTACTTTCGTTGGTCACAGGACTATGAAGACTGTTTCAGATTTAGTCGCTATGGGTTATGACTATGATGAAATGGTTGAAGCCGCAGGTAACGGCAATGACTTTGACAACAATCAAGAGTACACATCCCGCAATCCGTTTGCAGTAATCAGTACAGCAAACAATGGTGATCCATCAAGCAAGAGTGTTCTCTACATTGAAGGCTACTTAAAGGTAGACTTTGATGGCGATGGTATTGCTGAGATGCGCAGGATTTGCACCATTGGTACTTCCAACAAAGTTATCCGCAATGAGATTGTTGATAACCGCCAGTTTGCTGACTTCTGCCCAGACCCAGAACCCCATACTTTCTTTGGTATGTGTCCTGCCGATGTGGTCATGGATATTCAGCGTATTAAATCCAATGTCCAGCGTGGCATCTTGGACTCTTTGGCTCAAGCCATTCACCCCCGTACAGCCATCGTTGAGGGTCAGGCCAACATGGAAGACGTGTTGAATACTGAAGTTGGTGCTGTTATTCGCATGAGAGCGCCAGGTATGGTGCAACCATTTACCACTCCATTTGTTGGACAAGCCGCTTTCCCAATGCTTGACTACTTGGATGACATTAAACAGACCCGTACAGGCATTTCCAAAGCTGCCGCAGGACTAGATGCAGATGCTCTTCAAAGCACTACCAAAGCCGCAGTATCAGCGACTGTCAATGCCGCCCATCAGCACATTGAGATGATTGCTCGTATCTTTGCTGAAACAGGTTTGCGCAAGCTGTTTACTGGCATCTTAAAGTTGGTTGTTGAGAATCAAGATCGTGCCCGTATGGTTCGTTTGCGTAATACATTCGTGCCTATTGACCCCCGTTCTTGGGATTCCAATATGGACGTAACAGTTAATGTTGGTGTTGGTGATGGCACTATTGAAGACCGAATCAATATTCTTAACCAAGTGGCTTTGCGTCAGGAAATGCTGATTGAAAAGACAGGTCCTAATAACCCTGTTGTAACAATACCACAGTATACAAATACGCTAACTAAGATGTTGCAACTGGCTGGCATTAAGGATTCCCAGAATTACTTTAATCAGTTACCTGCTGACTTTCAGATGCCACCACCAGAGGCTCCAAAGCCTACGCCAGAGGAAATCTTGGCTCAAGTACAGGCTCAAGCTATTCAAGCTGATATTCAAAAGAAAGCGGCTGAATTGGATTTAGAGCGTCAGAAAATGATTATGTCTGATGACAGAGAACGTGATCGTATTGAACAAGATGGTATTTTGCGTAGATATGAGTTAGAATTGAAATATGGGGTACAAATTCAAAGTGCGGAAATAGATGCCGCCATGAATCGTGACCGAGAATTAATCCGTCAACAGGCTGCAATGAATCAGACGCAAGTCCCTCAACAGCCACAACCAATGATGTAAATGGACGATCTAGAAATTAACCTCGCAAGAGGAGACAGAGCCAAGTTACTTTTAGAAGATGAGCTTCTAAATGAAATGCTCAAACGAATAGAAGATGACTGTTATCGTGAGATTCGTTCTTCCAAGTTAATGGAAGGACCAGTAAGAGAGCAAGCTTATTTGCTTCTTACAACAGTTGATATTCTGAGAGCTAAGTTACGTTCTGTTATGGATACGGGCAAGATGGCAGAAGTTGCACTTGTTCGCAGACGGGGTAGACCCCCAAACAAATGATTGTTAAACTAAGAGGTAAATATGTCCGATAACGCAAATGCAGTCGGTTCGATTACAGTAAATCAAGCAGCGCAAAGCTTTGCTACTATGCTAGACAGCCAAGAGGGTGTTGACACTGGTGCAGAGGCGCAACCAGAGGAGGAGCAATCCGAATCTGAGTCTGAGGAAATGGAATCTGCGGAGCCGCAAGAAGAAGCAGAGGAAACCTCCGAGGAAGTAGGAAGCGATGACGAAGAGTCCGAAGATGAAGCTCCAAGGGATGAGAAGTTTATTGTCAAAGTTGATGGTAAAGAAATCGAAGTCCCAAAGGAAGAACTTATCCGAGGTTATCAACGTGAAGCTGACTACACACGGAAAACGCAGAAACTAGCAGAAGAGCGCAAGTTAGTCGAGTCTGAGTTTCAGCAAGTACGTGGAGAGCGTGAACAATATGCACAGGTGTTAGGACAATTACAGAATAAATTACGGGAGTTTGAGCCTCCAGAGCCTGATTGGAATCGTTTAGAAGTTGAAAATCCGACTGAATATGCCCGTCAATGGACATCACATCAGCGCAGACAACAACAGAAATTTGCAGTCCAAGCAGAGCAAGCGAGACTACAACAACTGTATCAAGTTGAATCACAAAAGCAGATACAAAATGTTTTAGCGCAGGAAACTGCCGTTTTGAAAGAGAAGATCCCAGAATGGAATTCTCCAGAGAAAGCTAAAGCAGAAGGTAAAGCTTTGTTAGAGTATGGTCAGAATTTGGGCTTTACCGAGCAGGAACTGAATAGCATTAGCGATTCACGGGCACTACTAGCGCTTCACAAGGCGTGGAAGTATGACCAGATGATGAGCAAGCGTCCAGAATTCCAAGCGAAGATTAAGAAAGCACCGAGGATGGTTAGCTCTGGTTCAGCGGGTAGCGTAAGTTCTAAGTCTAGTGATATAAATAACGCAAAAAAGCGTCTTGCACAAACTGGAAGCGTCAGAGATGCCGCATCCCTTTTCGAGAAATTTATTTAAGGACCTATCATGGCTGCTATTACAAACACCTATACCCGCTTTGACGCAAAGGGTGTACGGGAAGATCTTTCAAACGTCATTTATCAGATCTCTCCAGAAGAGACACCATTCATGTCTAACATTGGACGTGAGAACGTATCCAATACATTCTTTGAATGGCAAACCGATGACCTGGCTGCTGCCAGCACAACCAATGCACAGATCGAGGGTGATGACATCACTTCTTTCACTGCTGTTACAGCTACAGTTCGTTTGGGCAACTACACCCAGATTAGCCGTAAGGATGTAATCATTGCAGGTACATTGGAAGCTGTTGACAAGGCAGGTAGACGCTCTGAGTTGAGCTACCAAATGGCTAAAAAATCTGCGGAAATTAAGCGTGATATGTGTTCCACAATGTTGGCTAACCAAGCCGCCACTGCTGGTTCCACATCTGCTGCCCGTAAGACTGCTGGCTTGTTGGCCTTCTTGAAGACCAATACAAACGAAGGTACTGGTGGTGGTGATCCTTCATACACTACTATCCCTGATGCGGCTCGTACAGATGCCACAACAACTAACTTGCGTTCATTCAGCGAAGCATTGCTGAAAGACGTAATTCAGAAGGTGTGGACAGAAGGCGGCTCACCAACTATCGTTATGGCTGGTCCTGTTAACAAGCAGAACTTGTCTAAGATGGCTGGTATTGCTTCTAGCCGTTTCAACATCAATGGTGGTGCTAAACCCGCTACTTTGATTGGCGCTGCTGATATTTATGTTTCCGATTTCGGTAACGTGAGTATTGTTCCTAACCGCTTCCAACGTGAGCGTGATGTTTTCGTGCTTGATCCTGAGTACGCATCAGTTGCTTATCTGCGTCCCTTCCAGACAGTTGAACTGGCTAAGACAGGTGATGCCGAGAAGCGTATGCTCTTGTGTGAGTGGGGCTTGAAGATCAAGAATGAGAAAGCTCATGGCGCTGTCTATGACTTGAACTCAACAATTCAGACCTAATCTGAAGACAAAGGGGTGGGCTAATAACCCACCCTTTTTTTATTTATGCACACCAAACTATTTGACATTAATACTGAAACTGGCACTCGTAAGATGTGGCATTACGATGCCGAAAAAGACGAAGCTACCATTGAGACAATTATTGATGCGACTCAGATTGTTTCAGACAACAGAGATAGATTTAATTCGTTTGATGAGAAAGCCACTTGGAAAGGCGATATGCACCATGTTGCATCCATTCCTATGGCCTTGTTTTATCAAATGAAAGCAGAAGGCAAACTTGATGACCAAGCTTACATGAAGCGTTGGTTGAATGACCCTGATAATCGTGCATTTCGCACAAGACCTGGAGAAGTTTAATGGATAGTAAGACCATTGGGATATTAGTCCCAACACGGGACTTTGTTAATTCTGGATTCGCATTTGACTTAGCTAGACTAGTTGGATTTACTGTAGGTACAACAAATCACAAAGTAGTGATCTACACTAGCTCTGGAACATTGTTGTCAGCACAACGTCAGGATTTGGCTAGGGATGCTGTAGCGGCTGAGTGTACCCATACCCTGTGGCTAGATAGCGATATGCGGTTTCCAAAAGATTCCATCATTCGCTTATTAAAACATGATACTGGGATTGTCTGTGGAAACTATGCCAAGCGTAGATTTCCGACAGAGCCTATTGCGGTAAAGAAAAATACTCCAGATATGGATGCAACTTTTATCAATAGGGTATATACTGATGACGATTCAACAGGACTTGTTGATGTAGACTACTGCGGGATGGGCGTAATGCTTGTCAAATCCGAAGTCTATAAATCTATGGAATATCCTTGGTTTGCTATCCCTTGGGTTCCTGCTGCGGAAGACTACATTGGTGAAGATGTATGGTTTTGCCGTAGAGCCGCCCAAAATGGGCATAAAACATATGTGGATCAAGATCTTTCAAAAGAGATCTTCCATATTGGAACATTTGAGTTCAGACATGAGCATACACTAGCGTGTAGGGATGTAGAAAATGGCACTTGATACTTTTGCAGGGCTTAAAGCAACAATAGCAGATTATCTTAATCGGGATGACCTGACTTCTGTTATTCCTAGCTTTATTACCCTAGCAGAAGCAAAGTTTAATCGTAAGTTACGTGTCAGACAGATGGTTAAACGTGCTAACGCTACATTAGATACTCAATACTTTGCATTTCCTGCTGACTTTTTACAAGCTAAAGAGTTTCAGCTAAACACTAATCCAATTACATATTTGCAGTACGTCACACAAAACCAAGGTGACTATGGAACTGCAAACCAGTTTATTTCAGTTGGTAAACCGCAATATTACACAATCATTGGCACTCAGATTCAAGTGATACCAACTCCTGATACTGGTTATACAGGTGAATTAACTTACTATGGTAAGATTACTGCATTAAGTGATTCAAACACAAGCAACTGGCTTTTAGCTTATGCCCCAGACTTGTACTTGTATGGTGCTTTATTAGAAGCAAGTCCATACTTGAAGGACGATGAACGTCTTGCCACATGGGGTCAGTTATATGCTAACTCCATTGGCGACATAGAAGTTGCGGATCAAAGGGCATCTGTTTCTTCTACTCCTATTGTTCGTGCCCGTTCTTTGGGGTAATAAATGTCATCTTTTACAGACTACACAGAAAATCTTGCACTAACGTATTTGTTTACGACAGGTGCTGCAACACGCCCTACGGCTTGGTATGTGGGGTTGTTTACTGCCGCACCTAGTGATACTGGTGGTGGTACAGAGGTATCTGGTAGTGGTTATGCCCGTGTATCTGCTGGAACTATTTCTGGTAGTGGTACTGCAACAACTTTTACAAATGCCGCTGCAATTGAGTTTGCTGCCGCGTCTGGTGGTAATTGGGGAACAATTGGTTGGGCGGCTATTTTTGATGCTTCTACTAGTGGCAATATGTTAGCTTGGGCACCTTTGACAACATCTAAAGCAATTAATGATGGAGACATTTTCCGCATTCCTGCTTCTAGCTTGTCTATAACATTGGCATAAGATGGCTGCTTACGGGCGTGGCGACTATAGCGGAGGAAGGTACTCCTACGGAGCTTACCTTGGTTCGCTTGCAATAGTTGATGCGTCTACTGTAGCGATTACTGGTCAGAAGATAAAAGATGCTCAGTTTGAGATAAGTTCAACTAGTACAGTATCTGTTAGCGCAAAGAAGATAGCTACTACAACTATAGATATAGCAAGTAGCTCTGTATTGACAGTAACGGGTAATATTATTACTGTCAGTAATGTTGTTATTGTTGGAACAAGTATTTTAGACATTCAATATAATCGGATACAACATTTTTCAGCCGTAATCATTGATTCTTCTAGTGTTGTAATTAACGCTAGAAAGAAATGGGAAACAGAAACAGATGTGTCAGAAACTTGGACAGATATTCAAGATGTTTCAGAGTCTTGGACAACGGTTTCGGTTTAAATAAGTCTTTTAGGGGTAAATAATGGCAGATACAACAACCACAAACCTAGCTTTAACAAAGCCAGAAGTTGGCGCTTCAACAGACACATGGGGTACAAAGATCAATACTGATCTGGACTCTATTGATGCGTTGTTTGATACTGGTCCATTACTTAAAGTAACAAAGGGTGGTACTGGTGTCGGTACAAGTACAGGCTCTGGAAACAATGTGTTGTCAACTTCGCCAACACTTGTTACACCCATTCTTGGTACACCTACAAGTGGTACGTTAACCAATGCTACAGGTCTTCCTTTAACTACTGGTGTAACAGGAACACTCCCTATTGCTAATGGCGGAACAGGGACAACCTCAACAACTTTTGTTAATGCTGCTACAAATGTAACTGGAACGCTTCCTGTTGCTAATGGTGGTACAGGTATTACATCGTTAGGAACTGGAATAGCAACCTTTTTGGGAACGCCATCTAGTGCCAATTTAGCTGCTGCTTTAACTGATGAAACTGGTAGTGGTGCAAATGTTTTTGCAACATCTCCAACACTTGTTACGCCTATTCTTGGCACTCCGACATCAGGCACGTTAAGCAATTGCACAGTAGATGGTACAGATGCGGTAGGGTTTAGAAATATCCCGCAGAACAGCCAATCAGCAGCTTACACATTAGTTTTAGCAGACTCTGGTAAACATATATTACACCCAGCGTCTGATGCTAATGCAAGGACATTTACAATCCCCGCAAATAGTTCTGTTGCTTACGCAATTGGTACAGCAATTACGTTTATCAACATGACCTCCCAAGTAGTAACTATTGCAATCACTACTGACACAATGTATTTGTCTTCTGCTGGAACAACTGGCTCACGTTCTTTAGCTCAATATGGTTCTGCAACAGCTATTAAAATAACTTCAACAAATTGGTTAATATCAGGGAGTGGTTTGACATGAGTGGCGCATTACAAGCAACTTTTCAAAATTTGCGTTCTTTTGGTGCTCCTGTTCCAAGTGCAATAGGTGCTGCTTATGGTGGTGGATTTTATGCGGGTCAAATTGGTGTATCTGGTGTAGCCACACATTATTTAGTTGTTGGCCCTTTAGCTTCAGCAGAAAGTGCAAGTAAACAGTACAAAACAACGGATACAGCCACTACTGGAACAAACTCAGTTATTGATGGGCCAACAAACAGCACAAACATGAATAATGCAAGTCATCCAGCAGCAGAATTCTGTGAGGGCTTAACCATTGGTGGATTTAGTGATTGGTATTTGCCCGCTAAAAATGAACTTGAAGTTTGCTATTTTAATTTAAGACCAACAGCAACAGCAAACAACACAGGTTCTGGCATAAATGCAAATGCAGTACCCGCTAGGGCAAGTAATTACACAACTGGAAATCCGGCAAGAACATCTGTAACCGATTTTCAAAGCGGTGGATCAGAGGCTTTCACAAATGTTGTTTATTGGTCTAGCTCTGAGTCTACTACTGATGCTAGGTACGCATTTAGGCAAAACTTTTACAACGGCTTTCAAGGGGCCACTGGTAAGGTAAATACAAATCGTGTTCGAGCTATACGTCGAGTAGCAGTATAAGGAACAAAAAAATGTATATTTGTGTAACCGAAGTAGACGCAGTTACTAAAATAATCTGCACATCCAAGCCACAACAAACAGGCCCATCAATGCCAGCCGTCAAAGGTTTGCAAGTCAAGTGGTACGATCAATCAACATGGCCTGTCGAACTTGCCTCTGATGGCACATATTTAAGAGCACCAAAATACTACGGCACTTGCGATGACGATGCCGACATCACTATTTCAGGCGTGTTGCAAGTATTGACAGTAGAAGAATACAACACACTTCAATCTGTTGAGCTAGAAGCCCGTAGACCTTATCCATCTTGGATTGGTTATTTGGACACAATGACATGGGCTGCACCTGTAGCAAGACCAGCAGACGCTGTACTAAATGGTGGAAACGTGTATTACCAATGGGATGAGTCTACTGTAAACTGGATGCCACAGGTATAAACATGAAAGAGTTTTTCTTCATCTCAGGTTTACCAAGGTCAGGCTCAACTCTGCTCTCGGCTATCTTACGTCAGAACCCTGAGTTCTATGCAGATATATCCTCACCTGTTCAAAGTTTGGTGGCATCAACCATCAATGTTATTACGGAAAGCGAAAGCAATCATTTGATTGATGAGGACAGACGCAAGCACATTCTTAAGTCCCTATTTAATGCGTTTTACGAATTAACCACTGCTAGTACAGTTTTTGACACCAGTCGAGGTTGGACTGCTAAGACATCATTATTAAAAGACCTTTATCCACAGACCAAGATTATTTGTTGTGTGCGGGACTTGCCTTGGATACTTGATAGTTTTGAGCGTATTTCTGCCAAGAACTCTTTATATGGTGTGGCACTAACAGATGATGAAGCTAGGCAGACAGTCACAACTAGATGCGATGCTTTAATGGATGTAAAGAAAGAAGGCCAAGTGGTTAAGCCTTACTATTTTCTAGAAGAAGGTTTGCTGTTAAATCCTGACATGATTATGTTGATGGAGTACGAATCTTTGTGTAAAAACCCTGAGAGGGTAATGCGTGAGATATATAATTTCATTGGTAAACCTTATTACCAGCACGACTATAAAAATGTCGAGTATGAGAATGAAGTGTTTGACAAAGCCTTGAATATGAAAAGCCTACACACAGTAAGAAAAGAAGTGACATGGCAAGAGCGTCCATCTATTCTTCCTAAGTCTGTATGGGAGAAGTATTCTGGCAAAGAGTTCTGGCGCACACCAGCACCAGAGTTTGCAATGAAACAACTTTACAAGGTCAAGGGATGAAACGCATATTGATTATGGGCTTGCCTGGTGCTGGTAAAACTTATCTTGCACAGCACGTTCTTGAACACTTACAAAATGAACGTAAATCAGTCATGTGGCTTAACGCTGATGATGTGCGTAAGAAATACAACGATTGGGATTTTTCCCATGAAGGCCGTATTCGCCAAAGTTTGCGTATGCGTGAGTTGGCTGACAGCTATGATGTAGATTATGTGATCTGTGATTTTGTTGCCCCTCTTGTTGAGATGCGTAACAACTTTAAAGCCGATTGGACTGTCTGGGTTGACACAATCAACCAAGGTCGATTTGAAGATACAAACAAGGTGTTTATTGCGCCAGAGCAGTATGATTTTAGGATTACTGAACAGAAAGCTGAAAAGTGGGGCGAATTTGTTGCTGCACACATTTTGGATGACCGAAAGCGTCCTGTCTTTAATTGGCAAAAAGAGACTGTTCAGATGCTTGGCAGATGGCAACCTTGGCATGAAGGACATCGTAAACTGTTCGAAAGAGCATTGGCTAAAACTGGTCAGGTAGTTATCCAGATTAGAGACTGTCAAGGTTGGAACGGATCTAACCCGTTTGGTGCTAATCAGGTCAAAGACTTTATTAAGCGTGATCTTGATCCTTTGTATCAAGGGCAGTATGAGATTCAACTTGTGCCCAATGTGGTAAATATCACATACGGCAGGGATGTAGGCTACAAGATTGAGCAAGAATCTTTTGATATGGCTACTCACGCTATTTCAGCAACCAAGATACGAACACAAATGGGTGTCTAAATGCAACAAGAAGTAACCCATGCCCAAATCTACGAAAGATTGCTTGAAGTAGAGACTAAGGTAGATACCATCGACAAGAACACAAGTGGTCTTGTAGAGGCTATAAAGGCTCTTGATGGGGCTTTTAAAGTTTTGGGTTGGGTTGCCTCTGCTGCCAAACCTATTCTGTGGGTTGGTGCGTTAATCATGGCGGCTGGCGCTATCTGGCAGACATGGCTTAAAAAGTAATGGCTAATGTAAAACAACAGTTAGATATTCCTGCTATACCTAGTTTGGGTACATCAGGAATTGTCTATTCTCAAAGTGTCCAGAATCAAAACAATGGCATCTTGAGGTTGTTTTTTACCAAGTTAGTTAACTCGATACAGACTGTTTTTGGACCAAGAGGTGGCAAGTATTTGAATAATCCTTATGGGGCTTTTCAAGACTCTACAGATCAAGTTGCTGTTAGCACTACTGTAGCTTATCCAGTAACATTCAATACTACAGATTTCTCTAATGGCGTAACTATAGTTAGTAACTCTAGAATTACTGTAGCAGATGCAGGAATTTGGAACTTGCAGTTTTCGCTTCAATTTACAAATACTACAAATGCTTCACAAGACGTAGATGTTTGGTTTAGAGTAAATGGAACAAATATTGCGAACTCTAACAGTAGATATGGATTAGCTCCAAGAAAAGGTGCAGGAGATCCATTCCATATCATTATGGCTTTGAATTATTTTGCTAGTTTAAATGCAACTGACTATATTGAAATTATGTGGAGAACTACAGATACAGGGGTATCTATTGAGCAATATGCTGCAGGAACAAGCCCAACTAGACCAGCAATTCCATCTGCAATTGCTACAATGAGCTTTGTGTCTAACCTTCCAAACCTATAGACTACGAACATGGCTTACATTCCTCTTCAAATTCCACCAGGCGTATACAAGAATGGTACTGAGTATCAGTCTAAAGGCCGTTGGAACGGATCAAATTTGGTACGATGGTACGAAGGCACTATCCGTCCAGTTGGTGGATGGAGGAAACGTGCTTCCTCTCAGTTAACGGGTATGGCCCGTGGCTTAATTAACTGGCGAGACAATACAAATAACAGACGTATTGGAATAGGTACACATTCAAAGCTTTATGCAATGAATGAGGCTGGAACCTTGACAGACATTACTCCAACATCTTTTACTGTTGGAAATGCAGATGCTGTATTAAAGATTGGATATGGTTATAGCACGTATGGCAATTTTTCTTATGGTGTTGCTAGACCAGACACAGGCCAATCTACACCTGCGACTACTTGGAGCCTAGATACTTGGGGTGAATATTTAGTTGCTTGCTCATCCAAAGATGGTCAATTGCTTGAGTGGCAATTAAATACTGCTAATGATGCGGTTGCAATTACTAACGCACCAACTAGCTGTACTGGTTTAATTACTACTCAAGAACGATTCTTATTTGCTTTGGGTGCAGGTGGTAATCCTCGTAAAGTTCAATGGTGTGACCAAGAAAACAATACTGTTTGGACTCCTGCCGCAACCAACCAAGCTGGAGACTTTGAGTTAACTACAATTGGCTCTTTACAGTGCGCTAAACGCATCCGTGGCGCTACTATTCTGTTTACTGATGTGGACGTACATACTGCCACTTACATTGGTCCTCCGTTTGTTTATGGCTTTGAGCGTGTGGGTAGTGGATGTGGTGTTATTTCTAAACAAGCGGTAGCTGCTACTGACAATGCTTGCATTTGGATGTCTGGTGCAGGATTCTGGACATACGATGGCTTTGTCAAACCATTAAACTCTGATGTTGCTGACTATGTTTTTAGTAACTTAAATGTTACTCAGTCATCCAAGGTTTATTGCGTCCACAATTCAGCATTTGGTGAAGTTTGGTGGTTTTACCCAAGTTCTGCCTCTAACGAAGTAGATTCTTACGTTTCTTACAACTATCGTGAGAATCATTGGGCTATTGGTACATTAGCCCGTACTTGCGGTACAGATCGTGGCATCTTTGCAAACCCAATTATGGTTTCTACAGACGGATATGTCTATGAGCATGAAGTTGGCTTTAACTATGATTCTCAGACATTGTTTGCTGAGTCAGGACCAGTAGAGCTAGGGGTTGGCGACAGGACTATGAGTCTGACAGGATTAGTTCCTGATGAGAATACGGCTGGTGACGTACAGGTACGTTTTAGCACTAAGTTCTACCCAAATGCTACTGAATACAATCATGGCCCATATTCAATGACTAGCCCTACTTCTGTTCGCATAAGTGGCAGACAAGTAGCCGCAAAGATTGAAGGTGTGAGATTAACTGATTGGCGAGTTGGTGTTATCAGATTTGATGGGAAACCTGGCAGTTTAAGATGATTGACTATGAAAAGTACAAGATTAATGGTGAACTACCATTATGGGCTGTATCTTTTCAAAAAGTAGAGAAAATTCTTGAACCTGCTTTAGAATACGATAACACGCATAATATGCAGGACGTAGCCGACTGTATTGACAGTTGTACGATGCAATTATGGCCTGGAGTTAATAGTGCGGTAATAACTCAGGTTCAAAACTTTCCAAGAATGAAGGTTTTGCACATATTTTTGGCATCTGGTGATCTAGCAGAACTAGAAACACTCACCCCCCATATTCAGAAGTTCGCTGAAGACATGGAATGCCGCAAGATCACCTTAACAGGACGTAGAGGCTGGTCAAGAACTTTTGTATCCAAATTTAACATGAAGCCAACACATTATTGGCTTTCTACGGAGGTGTAATTATGTCTGGTGGTTCAAGTCAACAAACAGCGCAACTTGATCCTGCATTGCGTGATGCCTATTTACAGAACGTAAGTAGCGCACAAGGTGTAGCCGCAAATTTAGCTCCTAGACAGTTTGCTGGTTACAACCCAGATCAACAAGCTGCTCAACAGCTATATCAACAATTTGCTGATCCTAATAGCGAAGTATTCCGTGGTATGCGTGATGCTTATGGTGTTGCTAACCAAGCCGCTAATTACAATCCTCAAAATGTTCGTGTAGGGTACTATGGTGGTGCTAATGTAGACCAAGCTGCCTTGGCTGCTCAAACAGGCTATGGTGCTACTACTGGTCAATATACAGGCGCTGGTCCTGCTTCACTTGCTGGCGCTCAAGGATATGGCGCTGTTACAGGAACTGGTACATCTGCGGGTGCTTCTCAAGATGCGGCTGCACTTGGATATACAGCCAATCAATTTGGTGGGGCACAAACAGGCGCTACTAACTTAGCCTCTGGTACTGGTTACACCGCTAATCAATTTGGTGGCGCTCAAGCTGGTCCTGCTTCTTTGTCTCAAGCATTGGGGTATGACGCTACTACTTTTGGTGGCGCACAAGCTGATGCCGCTAGATTGGCTCAAGCTACTGGTTATACAGCAGCAGGATATGGCGGTCAGGCTGCTGGTCCTGTTGAGCGTTTTGCTGGTGCTACTACAAGTCCTGCCGCTAATGTAACTGGTCAGGGATATACGGCAGATCGATTTGGTGGCGCTACTTCTGATGCCGCTGCTCAAGCTGCCGCACAAGGTTATACATCTCAAGGATTTGGTGGCGTAACTGGAGGTCTTGCTGCAACAGCTACAGGACAAGGATATTCTGCCTCACAATTTGGTGGTGTATCTGCTGGCGATGCAGCACAAGCGCAAGCCGCTGCTTTAGGACGTGGCAGTATTCGTGATGTATCTGCTCAACA